TATTCTCCCATTAAGCCCATAGTAGGTCCAGATATAATACCACCATTAGCAAACCCCATAAAATATTTAAACAATCCACCAAATCCATTTGCCGCTTTTTTTGATGCAGCAGCGGCAGTACCTAGTGTTCCTGTTCCAGGCAATAAACTAAGTACTATAGAAAATATCAAAGCCTTAAATGCTGCAGCAGCAATTTGTTTGACTAAATCCATAAACATATTAGCCAATGCATCACCAATACTCATGCCTTGCTCCATTGCAGCCCATAATCCCATAAAGGCATTAGTGGCAAAATTTGAAATAGTATCAGCCATTTGTAAATAAGCATCGGCTTGTTGCTTAATTAATTCATTTCTAGTAACTAAAGCTTCATTTTCGGCATCTATTAAACCAGGATTTAAAGATTCATAAAAAGAAGATGTTGCTCCTTGTAATGACTTTCCAAAATCACCTGACATAACATATTCACCAAATTGCTTTATATCACTTAACCTTTTGTCTTCTGCCTTTGCTTTATCTTGAGGTTTTGTTTGAGCAATTATTTTTGCATTTTTCTTTGCAAATTCTTGTCTTTTTTTATATTCAGCTAACCATAAGCCAGTTTCTGACTTAAGGTTTTTATACATACTGTTATCGGTTGGACCTTGCTTATCAGGATTTAAAAATTTATTTTTACCTGCTGCTACTAATGCAGATGCATTCATATTTTCAAGTTTCCTTAGTAATGACTCAGCACCTATTACATCTTCTTCAGCTGTTTGTAAATCTGGGTATCCTAAAAAAGCTTGTAACCATTGACTTGGTCCACCTCTTTGCGTTTTTCTTCTAGCAATGTCAAGTTTATCCCTTTTCTCCATTATGCCAATCTGTAACTCGGCAATTTTTTTACCAGTAAGTTCAACAATTTGTTGCTGTTTTAAAGCCTCTGTATATTTAACAACGGCCCAATATGCAGTACCATCATTTTTTATTTTTTCAGCTTCAACTTTATTTACTTTACCAATAATGTCCTTAATATCACTTAATGCTTGTTTTCTTTCTCTTTCTGAGTAATTAAGATTAGTCGTTACAGTTAATAAACTATTTAATGAAGCTATGTCAGCATTCATATAATTAACTGCTCCTTTTAATTCTTTATTTGTTTCAGCTAAACTTTTATTAAAATCATCTGTTTTTTCTTTAGCACCAAAAATACCCATATCATATGCTGTTACAGCGGCAACCAATGCAGAAAATGCTAAATAAGCTGGACCAGCTAAATTTGCTACACCACTTGCTAATGCAGGTAAGTTGTTTTGGATACCTCTAAAACCATATGGCAAATCTTGAATAACTAAAGCTAAGCTTGTCCATTGTTGATTAGCAGATTTAACTGCATTACCAGCACCTCTAATCTTTCCAGCAGTTATATCAGCTTCTTTACCTATACCAGCTAATGCTCTTTCTACAGCAGCTGATACCATTTTAAATTGTTCCGCATCAGCTTGTATCCTAATCTTAATTTGTTCGTCAGCCATTATACTATTGGTTTAGAGTTTTCATATTTTTTCAAGACTTCATTTAATTCATCTTGATTCATTACCTTTTGCTTTACAAAGTTACGATTATCGCAATCAAGCTCAAGAAGGTCTTTTGGCTTTATTTTTTTGTTTTTAGGTGCTACTAAATTAACTAATATAGTAGTTTGCCATCTTAATCTAACCCACTCTTGCTCTTCTTTATGCCTATATCCATACCATAAAAAATCTAACTCTGCCATCGTCATCTCCCAAAACAAATGGGGAAGCACTTGGCACTCCCCCATTGTATATCTTTCAATATCAATCCACTCTAATTTTTTTTTACTCTATCTTTCTTAGATTTCGTAGGTTGCTCTAATCCACTATTCATGCTTTCATTTAAAACAGCAATCATTTGATTAAACTTTACACTTGACATACCTCCTATGTCGTCAATCCAATCACATACATCCAAATCAGTAAAGTTTGGCGTAATACCTTCTTTGTATAAAGGATATTCCGCTGCTGCTCTTAATAAATTAGTGATTGCATCAAGAGTATCAGAACCGCTTAATGATTCACCAATTTCAGCTGGTCCAATGCCTTGTAATTGACAGAATCTTTTAAGACTCCAAGTACAAAAACGCATTGGTATTTTCTTTCCATCGGAAAGAGTTAATTCATAGTGTCCTCTCATGTTTTGGTTATTTTTTGGTTATTAGTTAGTAGCTTGAGTCAAAGCACCAGTTCCTGTGAATGTAGCAGAATAAGTAACTGGAGACTCCATGTCAGCAGTAATATCCATGCTTTCTACAAATGCAGAACCAGTCCAAGACAAATCACCTGTTACTTTAGTTGTACCACTTACAGTTGTAAACCAAACAGTTACAGCAGTTCTATTTGCTATAGCAGACATTAATTCACCTGTAGTATAGTAATTTGCTGTAGCAGCAGGGTCAACTGTAGCTAAACCATCTGTAGTCAAAGTCCAAGACTTTGCACCACCTAAATGTTCTACCCATCCACCACTTTGCTTATCTGTAGTTTCAGGTAAGTCTACTGAAAAGCTTAAAGAACATGATGTAGCATGTGCTACTACCTCACTTCCAACCATCACAACTAATGAGGTTCCGTTAAATACGCCTGTTGTTGCCATTTTATTTTATTTTATCTTTTTTATAATTGATTTACGAAATGTTCAAATACCATAACTCTTCTAAAAATATAAGCCTGGTCGATATAATCAAACATTGCTTGATTTGAGCCAACCTTTCTTGTGACAATTTTAAAATAAGGACCAGCATTTGGATAGTCTATTGGATAAACGCCAATAATACCTAAAAGCTCATTAGACCAATCGTCTACTGATTTCTGTCCTACTTCACCAGTCTTAGAAGTCTTATAAATTATGTCAAACTGAATAGTGACGTCAAAATTATAGTTTTGCTTGTCGCTATTCTCTGCCGATGTCTGACTGCTTATAATAAGGAACGGAGGTTCTATGCTATCAGGAGCTATGGTATCATAAACTCCTAAAGAATAGGAAGCCGCAGTTAACTTATCAATGTAAGCTTTTCTTATAGCGTATCCGCAGTCTTTCATTTATACAAATTTAGTGAAATATATTTATATCTTTATTCCTTTAATTCTCTTAATCATATTACTATAAACTTCGTAATAAGCTAAGAACATAAATGGCCTATGTGGTAAATTTACTTGTTTTTTGGTATTTGGTCTTTTAAATGTAAATGCATAAGCTTCAAGGTCATCTAAATTTACATTTGGATAAGCAGGTATTTGGAATCTTGCACCAGTACCAAATTCTACATAAGGAGCATATTTTACAGTAGTTTGATTACCAGCCATAAACAAAGCACCTGTTTTATAATTAAATGGCCTATGTGTAATGCTAGATTTTAAAGCTCCAGTCTTTACAGGTACATGACGTTTTGCTCTGTTTTGCATATCAATAACAGATTCGTCAATAATTTTTTTTACTTGATTTTCAACACTTTGTGGAGCTTTTTGAAATTTACTTCTAAGTTCTTTAAGTCCTTGAACTTGTACATTAAATGTAGCCATTATTTCAATGTTGCACAACCAATCAAGAAGTACTTATTGATGTCTCCTTCATTGATTACTGAGTTGATAAGGTATTTCTTATTCTTAAACTCTATGATAAGTTTGTTATCAAAAGTTTTTGATGTAGTGTATCTAATTCTAAAAGTAATATTATCATCAATATTATCTTTCATTGCTATATTATCCTTATTTTGATTTTGACGTACTATTTCAGCCCAGCAAGTATAATATGCAGTTGCAGTATTAACAAACCCACCAGCACCGTCAGAAACGCCTGTAAGGCTCTTAAAAGTGATTCTGTTGCGTAATTGCTCTATCATTATAAGATATAGTTTATTCTTTTATAAGGCTTCATTAATTCGTAAGCCGTAGTTAAGTTTGGACTTGGCTTACTTGACTCAACGCTTGATTCTCTGTATTCGTAAAGGTCAGCTAACATTTTAAACACAGCTGTTCTCATTGATGGAGTAGCATCACAATATCCACAACTATAAGTAAATCTATATTCTCCTTCTCCATATGCAACTGCATACACTTTCATTGTGTTAATACCCAATGTATTATAATCTCCTTCTTCTAAAGTAATCCATGAAATATTATTCCAATATTCTACTGACATCAAAACCCCCATTGGCATATAAGGCAATTCTATAAACTCAGTCATATAAGCTACAACTTGTAATGTTCTTTCAGTCATAGCCACACCTGCATATTGCTCCAACCTAACTCTTGCTGAAGTGATTAAAGCTTCAATTAAGGCATCGTCTTCAGGGTAGTCTACTCTTAGATAGTTTTTAGCTTCCTCAAGTGTTATTGGCTCTGCTATAGTATCTGACAAAACCGCTATATCTCTTACAATTTGCATTCTAATATATTTTTACAAAAATAGTCAAAATTTGGTGTACGACCATTTGAAGCCTCCAGATGATGGTATTTTGCCCAAAGCAGCAGAACTAATGTTTTTTATGCCTAAGCACCTTTGAGCTTCAGCAACATTTCTATACTCGTCTATAAACATACCATTAATAGTATATTGATAAACTACCTTTGATTTTCCACTATTAAGACTTTGCTTAATTTTAGTAGCTTCAGATGCTTTTGGTCTAAATTTCCCTTTTTGATTTTGTGGCAACTTAGCTATATGTTCTGCACTAAACTTTCTGCCTTTATTTGATTCTGATATTCTTTTTTTAGTTTCTTCGCTATGTTTTTTACCCATAGCAGATTTCCTTAGTTTATCAATCCAATTTTGGTCAAATATTCTATTTTTTCTTGCTTCTGACATTTTAATTTTAGATTCCTCGCTTATAAATCCAGATTTGTCTTTAGTTTCAGTTAATCTGCAATTAAGACCATTTTCTCCAATAACATCATAAAAGTCTTGCCAATATCTTTCTCTTTCGTTTAGATTTTCTACTAAACATTTTTCAATAAATTCAATAGTATGTGCATCATAGCCATACTTCTGTAATGAATTGTGAATCCTTACTTGATATGGCTTTGCACCATTCTTGTAGTAATTCTTTCTCTTAGTAAAATTGGTAGTTTGACCAATGTAAATTTTGCCACTTGGGCTTGTAATTTTATATATACCTATCATAAAAAAGGGAGTAGCTTTTGAACTACTCCCCACAAAGGTATAATAATTATGTTATATTACCTAAGCAACATTGCCAAAATCTCCGTACACAAACGCACCAGCGTAGTAGATAGGGAATGCGATACGAGCTTCAACTCTTACAGTAATCATGTTTTGAGTAAAGTCATTTCCTTCGAATTCTGTGAAACGAATAGAAATACCATCTCTTTGCATGATTTGAGCACCCATAGACCAGTCACCTACTAAGAACTTGTCAGCAGCAATAGCTGTAGAAGTATAGATAGGAATACCAGCGATAGATAATTGACCGTTAGTTGTAACGATTGTAGAACCTGGTAAAGAGTAAGCACTATTAGTGTTTTTAGTGTTGATGATGTTAGCCCAATCAGTTGGGTTAATCAAGATACCAGTAGCTGTGTAGTTACTAGCTTCAACTTGTGCAATAGATTGAACTAATTGCTCAACGTCAACTGTAGCAGCACCAGAGAAAGCAGAGGCAACACCAGTTAAACCTTGTAAGTTTGGAGCAGTACCGTTACCACTTAATAACTGAGCATCTTCAGCAACTAAATACTTCTCTAACAATCTTTGTTGTAAGAAAGAAGTCATAGCAGGTACGTCATCTAACATTTGACGAGAGATTTTAACGTAACCAGCAATAACTTGTGCAGGAGCATTAGTCATTGTGATGTCAAAATCAACTTGTGCTTTGCTAGAGCCTTGTACTTGTGCAGCAGGAGCACCTTCACCACCTGTTTCAAGAGGGAAAGTAAATAAACCTTGAGAGATTGAACCTACTGGTAACAAACTTCTAACGTGTACTTTACGAGAAGGTAAACCATAAACTTGGTTAGCATATTGACGAGGAATATCACCAGTTAAGCTTAAAGCTTCTGTCATGTTTCCTACAGCCTTAGTGTCCATTACAAATGCGTGGCTCTTTAATTCACCAGCACCAATTTTGCCTAATACATCGGCATTCTTTTCAATTGCTTCAGCTAATGTAGCATTGAAGCCTTTTGCTTGATTTTCGTTCATTGTTTTACGATTGCTTTTTGCTTCAAGTTTGTCAGCAGCATCTTTAACTACAGCAACTTGAGATTTTAATTCTTCTAATTCAGATTTTACTGCGTCTACTGCAGCTACGTTTTCAGCTTTTGCTGCATCAAATTGTCCGTTTAATTCAGACTTGATACCTTCAAAAGCACTTTTAATTTCTTCTACCATTAGTTGAAAATTTTAAATGATTGTAAATATTTGTTTACCTCGATTTCAATAGAAATAGTCGGGTTTTCTTCTTCTTCCAATGCATCTTCTGCTTGGTCTTCTGGATTATCTAGTTCACCAGGAAAGTCCGTCTGCGGTTGGTCTTCAGAAGTAACTGACTCTTCGTCTTCCATTTCTGCGAGATATTGTTGTAATTGTTTCAACTTCAACTCCAATAGTCCGAAAGTCTCATCAGTATAAAAGCCATTTCTTAAAGACTTGATAGTTTTAGCTATCTCATCAATAACCGTAGTTTTGATTTCTGATTTAACACTTACTGTTGGTGTATTAGCATTAGCTCCCCATAAAACTGAAGAGCCTTCAAACAATTGAATTTCTGTTATTTCATTAGCTGTAGCTTTAGCTTGAGACTTAATAGTCTTAAAGCCTATACTATGCTCGGTAATGTGGCCATCTTTATACAATTCATAAGTATCTCTACCTAAAGTTGTATTTGGCATTTTAACTACTGCCTTTAAACCAAAAGCATCTTCAATAAGTTCTTTAGGTTTAGAAACAGGTTTGTCTGTAGAGTGGTTAAACAAGTGCCATATTCTATTCTTAGCACCTGGTCCGTTCTCTTTAATTGATTTAGTAAAAGCACCTGGCATAATTATATCGCCATCGCTATCTACGTTTCCAAAAGCAGAATAGTAAACTGTAATAGTTCTTGAGTCATCAGCCATATCGACTGGAGCTCCACTAACCGCCTTTTTGTTATAAAAATTACTCATATTTATTTGTTTACGCAATATACACCGTACAGCATCTGCAGTTGCAGTTATTTATAGCACCGCCTGAAGCGTCATGTGCGTATTGCATTTCAATTACTCCGTAGTTAGGGGTATTTACTAGAAACGGCTGATTAACTCCAATTCTAACTCGTCCATCATCTGGATTTGTTTGTCTATCTAATTCTCTGTGCCATATTCTAGGTTGCCCTACATATTCAGAATGAATCCATTGCTTTAGCAAAGGTATATTAATTGTTTGTGTTGCTCCCATAGCTCCTGTCGAAAGTGCCTGATGAGATTCCGTTCTTGCAATCAATAAACTTCTTGCATTATTAATTTTCCCCTCTCTTAACAACTGGATAGCTAAATTATCTACTTCACTTTGTGACAAATTATTTTCTCTGCCGTATTTAATGGCATCATTTAATAACCTGATAATTTCATTGTTGGTAGTGTTTTCTATGCCGTACATTTTTAAACCGCTAATAGCTGTCCAATATGAAAGCATAAACGTTAACCAAAAGTCACTAATAGAATCCGTATTAATGTCAATAGTTTCTTCTTTCTTATAACTGTCAAATATCTTCTGATACCTCATTCCTGTGTATCCACCTGTACCTTCATACAAAGTTCGTAAAATATTAGAAACTTCAGTAGAGTTAAAAAATGACTTTCTAAAGTTAGCCACTTGAGAAGCACCTAATTCTTCAACCATCAAAGCAGCCTTATTAAAATCATTTTGTAGAGCAGACTTAATTTTAGTCTGATATTCTCTTACAGATTTCCTTGCAATTCTTTGCTGCAATTCGTACTGCTGTGATGGCAAAAGTATTTTGGGCATTCATGTTATTTTACTGGAGGCAAGTTATAATCACCTTGTTGCTGAGCATTACGAGGGTCTTGTAACATTGTCAATTCATCTATAGGCAAGTAACCAGCTGGAATAAATATCTCATCCATTACAGGGTCTTGTATAGTATCATAACGCATCGCTTGTCTTTTCTCGTTAGGCGTAGTCCACCATGATTGAGAAAGGATAGCTGACAATTCTTTCATGTCTTCTTGTAACTCTGGGAATACTGTAATATCAAAATCAATATAATATCCTTCTCCTATTTCTGTAGCAAAAAATCTATTGAAAGCATCACGAAGTGCCACAAGTTCAGGAAGCACAACTTGCGTTAACATTTCCTTCTTAGCTTCCTTCATGTTGTTATAAGTCTTGTTATCTGGGTCGTTAAATAATGCGGAGTTTACGCCATACACATTACATAATTCTCTTAGCGTAATTTTCTCAGATTCTAACAACTGCAAGTCTACTGGAGACATACCCATGTTCACCCACCCAAGTTCAGCACCTGCTATTAGCACTCTACCAGCATTCTGTACAATTTGCCCTTGAGTCTTGGTGCCATATTGATTGTAGAAGTCTTCTTTTAGCTTACCTGCAGCTTCTGGTCCAAAATCATTGTTGCCATCCTTAGCATACAAAATACCTTTAGGTCCTTGATTCTGCAACATACCAACAGATGTATCTTTAGCATCGTTAGAACGCTGTACAGTTCTGTAGGCAGCTTGTAAAGGTGACAAACCGTATAATTGTTGGCCGTTAGTATCAAAGTAAGGGTTGAAGTATTTTAAATGGATTACATCCTTCGCAGGTAAATTATCCCATCCTACCAAAGTAAAAGTATATCCTTCAACCCCATTGATTGTGCCATCAGAAATGATAGCTACATACTGGGATGGGAGTACTACTAATTCTTGAACCTTACCATTAGACAATCTGTTAGCCCAAATGTAAGAGTTACCTGTAATTAACTTATATCCAACCACGTTCTCTACAAATTCAGAGAAAGATTGATACTCGTTAGGTTTTTCTAATAACTTGTTTAATGGAGAGTCTGCTATCTCACTTACCGCCTTAACTCTAGTCAACTCCGCTTTAGCAACGTCTGCTCCAGTAGAAGCGTTTGACATCATCGCCTTATAACGAGTAAGCTCCTTTTTGTTTTTAACCTGATACACATAGAAAGGAACGGTAGAGATGGTTTTAGATATACGTTTAACAATAGCATATACTTCACTATTGTTATCGTAGTCGTTTACAAACTTCTTTCCGTTTAAATCAGGATATAAAATTCTACCAGCGATTAAACCAGCGAAATCTTTTAATGGATTTGAAGGGAACCCTATGTTGGCAACACCTTTTTTCTTAAAAGGGGTCAAGCCCACTATTATGTCCTTTAATTTCACGCTATATTATGTTTTTACAAAAGTAACAAATTTTTAACCTATACAACCCATCCTCTCTTAGGTTTCGCAAATTTTGTGTATATGGCATATCTCATTGCATCCATTAAGTGGTCTCTAAACTTAACAGGTTCATCCATGATGTTGCCATCATGGTCAGTTTTCCATTTGTAATTCTTAATCTCATCTAACAAATCAAGTGATTCTGATTTAACAAACAATGGAAATGATTTTACCTTGTTGATTCCAGCAAACACATCCTTAACAGCTGGTTTCAGATTAAATCCTGATTTGTTTACTTCAGCGATGGTCTTAGGTTCTGCGGCATCTGCGAATATCTCATCTCTACGAGACATACCAAAAGATTTTAATTTTTCTATTAGTAGGGCAGTAGATAACTTTGTTTCGTAAATCATTTGCTCCACATAAATCTCTCCATCATGCATTTTACATCTAACCAAAGCGGTTTGGTTGTTATAACCGAAGTCCAATCCGTAGAATACCTCTCCACCTTCAGGGAAGTTTCGTCTTCTTCTCCAATGACTGTAGATGGTAGCTTCACTTATAGCACGTTCACCCAAACCGTAGACTCTCCAGTATTCGTGGTCAGCTTCCTTTAACCTTTCAATTTCCTCTACAATAGACTTTTCTAAAAATGGGTTGTCTTTGTAGGTTGTAATAGTAAAGTCCGCATCTTCACGAGGAATCACCTTGTCGTAAATCCAGGAGTAATAATCGGAAGGGTTGTAGTCAATTACAATCTTATGGGTTGTACGAAGGGCTAACTGCATCCAAGATTCGTAGTTTACCTCGTTAGCTTCGTTTATAAACAAATAATGTCTTTTACGACCTCTAATCTTTTGCGGTTGGTCAGTAGATACGAACTCTACGGTGTTTCCGCTTAGAAAGTATAAATTTTCTGATTTGTTGTGTTTGTCTTCTGAGTAAAGCCCATATTTCGAAAGTATCTCTATGAAGTCTCTCATTACAGAACCCTTGATAGACGGCAGCGAGGAACGGCAGATAGTCAGCGTCTTTCCCCTTTCTTGTAACAGTTTTACGATAAACCATGTCAAGATATTGTATGTCTTGCCACTTCTTGTTCCTCCTTGCATAACTGAGATTTTTTTTGGACTCTCTTGCAAGATTTGGAATACTTTGTTGGTAGTTACGTTCATTCATGTTGGTTTTTGGTTATTATATGTTGAACACCTTCAACATATCTAATCATATTGTTGAATTTATACAACATTTGGTTAAGTTATAGCTTTACTATATTATTTTGACTCATTTTAAGGCGATATAAGTCAGTTTATTGGTTTTTTGACACATATGCACTATTTTAGTATTAAAGTGTCTTAAATCGTCTCTAAATGCCCTTTAAATTGATTTTAAACTACTCTTCATACTCTTCCTGCTCATTTAAGTCCAATAATTTTCCTTTATCGTGGTTGTACAACGGAATTTCATCAATTTCACCAGCCATTGTAGCTGGTACAGTCATGCCACTATCTTCTAATTGCAAATTCTCATCACCATCTAGTTGTTTAGGACTAACATTCTCTAATTCTTCAGGTCTTAAGACATTAACCGTAATTTGTTTTACCACATCACCTTCGTGAGCCACTTCTTGTCTTTCAATGTAACCTCTTCTTTTGCCTTTGGTTTTTAGAAGGAACATAGTTGCTAAAGTATCTCCTTTGGCAATTCTTTCCATTAGCTTATGTTCACCAAAGTCTAACATGATTTCTTCTGGTTCAATCTCCGCTAAGGTGTTTCTGAATTCTTCATCTTCTTTAATCCATTTGCTGTAAGCTCCTCTAGATACCCCTGCTGCTGTACAAGCAATAGTGATGTTACCGAAGTTCTCTTTGTAAGCCAATATAAAGGCTTGTTTGGTTATGTCTTTAAATTGTGCATTCATATGGTTGGTATTTTGCTTCTATTGCTATTATTTTATTCATAAACATAGCATATCTAATCTTAGATGGATTATATCTATTCATATTCCTCCATAGAGTATATACGCTAAATCTATGCAACTTATAGTTGCGTTTTACTTTTTTGGTTTCGGTTTGCATTTATACATATTACATTTTTTTTTAATGGGTTATAGGAAAAATTAAAAAATTACAATCTCAAGAAATGTGAAGTTAATGTTTTATATCAGAATTTTAGGGGGCACAAGGCACTCCCCAAAAGTTCTACGCTAAAAAAGTGGCTAGGGGGTCTTTATCCTGTTATCTAATCAACCAATAATAAATATTATGTTAAATAGACTTCTTCCACACCCTCTTATAATAGGCAAAGCTAACAATTTTAATGTTATGATATGTTACCCTGTTAAGTGCGACCGCTGACAATCTATGCTATTAATAGTTAGATTATATTAGAATATACCCAATATATATATTGACTTTATAAGTATATTAGTTAAGATATACTATACATTATATAATATATAAGTATATAATGATATTATATAAGTATATTAGTTATTATATATCGGTAATAACTAACCA